AGTGTTTATAATCATAATTGGTTATCTTCAACTATTAAATTTAGAGCATTGACAACATCAAAGTAATATTAGTTTAAACATAAAGATAATAATAATAATCATATAAGAATGTCTGATTATTATAGTATATTGGGAATATCAAAAGGTACATCGGATGATGAGATAAAAAGGGCTTATAAAAAACTAGCTTTAAAGACTCATCCAGATAAAAATGGAGGTGACGATACAGAATTTAAAAAAATTAATTTAGCTTACGAGACATTATCTGATCCTCTGAAAAAGAATGAATACGATCATCAACATATATATAATATGAATAATATGAATAATATGAATGATCAATTTTTTAATTTTCATCAAAATCACTCTAATATAAAATTAAATGATCATCATTATACTTGTAGAATTTCATTAAAAGACGTTTTCTTTGGAACAACTAAAAAATTAAAAGTTCATAGAAATTATATGTGTAAATCTTGTGTTAAAGATTGTAATGTATGCAATGGTTCTGGTAAAATATCACGACATATACAAATGGGTCCATTTACACAAATTGCCCACATTACATGCAATGCGTGTAGTGGAGAGGGTAAAAAGAAAAATGATGAAAATATTTATTGTACTAAATGTTCATCAAAGGGTATATTAAACGAAGAACGTATTTTTGAAATTATTTTAAATCCCGGTGTTGAAACTGGTAAAACAATCGTTTTTGAAGAATGGGGTGAACAAGCTACAAGAAATAATCAAATATCCGGTTCCTTTATTATTACGATTAAAGTAGAAGATCACCATATTTTTAAAAGAAACAAATTACAATTACGTTACATCGTAGATTTGACATTAAAAGAATCTATTATAGGAAAAATGTTAACTATTCCTCATTTTTTAGGAAATTTTGATATAGATACAAATGGATTTGGTATAATAAATCCAGAAAAGGAATATATCATTTACGATAAAGGGTTGAAAAATGAAAATGACAAGCTAGGAAATTTACATTTAATATTTAAAATAAAATATCCAGAAAAAACTTTAACAAATGAAGAAATCGAAATATTTAAAGGATTAGATTTTTAAATTAATATTAAATGCCTAACAGTAGGAAGCCCAAAAAATTAACTTTAGTTATTTTTTACATACTTTTTTTTTAAAAAGTATAGTATATGGAAACATACGTTATTATAATATTTATAATATCAATAATAATTTCTTTTGTGATTGGTAAAAATAATAAAAGATTTGTAATTTACTGTATTACTGCATTAAAAATGAATTTTGATAAAAAATTGGATATATTTACTGAACGACAATCAATATTAAATACTAATTTAAACATTCTTAAAAAAGAATCTTATGATTACGCAACAAAAAACGATCTGGGAGATTACGCAACAAAGGACGATCTGGGAGATTACGTTTCGAAAAAGGACGATCTGGGAGATTTTGCTTTAAAGGACGATCTGGGAGATTACGCAACAAAGGACGATCTGGGAGATTTTGCTTTAAAGGACGATCTGGGAGATTACGTTTCGAAAAAGGATTTTGTCAATTTTACACTTTCAAATAAAACCAAGGGTGAGGACGAAAATAATAATAATAATAATAATAATAATAATAATAATAATAATAATAGTGAGAAATCTGAAAAATATAAAATTTTATCAAAAATAGTAGATGCTATCACAAACGATTATAAAAATGAAGCAACTAACGAATTATATGATACTTATAAACCAAATTGGTACAAGTAACTTTAACTTTAACTTTAACTTTAACTGTTAAAAAGACTTTGTACGATCCTTACCAACTACAATTGTAAATTTTTTATGAAAGACTTTACCACTTTTGTTACATAAAATAGGATATTTTTCCAATATATTATGCTCACATGCCTCTCTTATACCAACTCTATATTTTCCATTTTTTTTATATGGTAAACAATCAAAAGCATTAAGAGAATGTTTACCCTTTACAATAGAACAAAACTCTCTTGACATTTTTAATTTTAAATTATAAAAATAATCATTAAAACGATATATATGTGGTTCGCACATTTGTACACATTTAATTTCTGATTCATTTTCATTTAACGACGGTGATATAATTAAATGAATAGTATATATATCACCTTCTTCAAATTCAAAACAGATATTCTCTACTTCACGATCATTCCCCCCACCATTTTCGATTTCGTATTCTGATTCTCTTTTGTAATTTAAAATGATATATTTAGATTCATCTGTACGAAATTGCCCATTTAAATGCTGATAACTTGTTGTATTTTCCAATGGAAAACAATTGTTTTCTGTACATTTACTTTCAATATGTATACGTATTTCATCATTTGTTTCCCCAACTTTTATCATATCTACTATGTCATCCTTTAATTCATTTAAAAATGATATCATATCATGATCATTATCATGATCATTATCATGATCATTAAATTTTACAATAGTTTCTCCTAATACAGCAATGCAACCAGAAATAGTAACAGCTAATTCTATTTTAATAACGTCACCTTCTTTTATTATATTGTAATCATCATTCCCTATTTCATATATATAATTACCTGCGCAATTATTTAAAGAAATACTTGTAGGAAATGCTATACCTTTATTAATTTCCTTTTTATATATTTTATCACATTCTTCTACTATTCTTGAGTCACTATATTTTGTCAAATTGTGTACATTTAATTCATCTTCAATTTGTATTTTATAAATCAATTCTGTAATAATCATACGACATATTTTAGAAGATGTATTGTATTTTGTAAGATCTTGTTCTGAAATTTTATCTGTAAGCATAATATATTAAGTGTAATCATGATATATATATTTAAGTTCTAAATTAAACCCACCCCTTTCATTTTTATGCCATACATTTCTGATTTCTAAAGTTATATTATCAAATACGTATTCTAATCTGGGTAATGTAAAATAAGTAACACTATTATCACTACTTTCACATTGTATTAAATATTTGTTTTTATAATTAGGCAAATAACATCTTATAGTAAAATGCGTTTCAGTTTCTGAAAAAAAACTATAAATTTCTTTTGTAAACATTTCACTATGTTTTTTTTTTAATTCATGTAATAAAATATTATTAACTCCTCTTAAAAAAAATAATAAATTAATATTATGATCTTTAGAAAATTGCAATACTAAAAATTTAGGATTTTTAAATACAACTTTTGCTTTATATAACTTTATTCCTATATTTGGAGAAAAATAATAATTAACACCACCTTCCTTTTGATGTTTTTTTGCAATTTTTAACGTATCATCTTCTACAATACCTTTTAATTTATCTAATGTTAATAACATTATTATTAACATGTTATAATAAAAATTTTTTTGTACCGATAATGCATTAAAGCATTTCACGAGTATCCTTTCTACAAATTGGACATGTCACTTTTTGATTACATAACCAATTTTCAATACACTTTTCATGATAATAATGGTTACATTTTAAAATAATAATCTTGTCTTCTTCTTTGTAATCATCCATACATATACTGCATAATGGTTCTTTAAACTCAAATAGTTCTTTTAATTCAGAAACCTTTTTTTTTTCAAATGTATCAAGTTGTTCTTTTGATAAAGTAATTTTTACATCATCCAATTCATTTAAATCAGTAAATGTAGTAAGTGTACTATTTAAAAAATACTCAAATATTGTATTTATAATATCATCATCAAATGTTGTAGCAATTTCACCATTAGTATCATCGTCTAAAAATTCTTCTTGTATTTGAAATGATTGTAAAGATTGTAAAGGTTGTAAAGGTTGTAAATAAGACGGTTGTGTTTCTTGATAAAAATGTCTTCTTATATTAGATATTCTATTAACTATTTGTTGATTTATATTTATCGCATCCTCAAATTCTGATAATCTACTAGTTGTTAAAGGGTACTCGTTTATTATCTGATCGATAAAATTTTCATAAAATTCTTCTAAATCATCCATAGCTATATTATTGTAATGTCTTTAAATTTAATTTTTTTAATTAAATTTAATTAAATTAAATTTAACGAAGATGACGTTAGTATGTAAGGTACTTTTGTAATACAGATGAATATTTAAGACCCACTTCTAATTCACCATTTAAAGCTTTTTTAATTGTATCATTGTCATATTGATGCAAATGCTTTAGAATAATTTCTTTATCTTTTTCTTCTTTTTTCAAAAGTGATTCGTATGTGTTTTTAACAAAATTTTGTTGTTGTTGTTTAAAAGAACCTGAACTTTGACTAATTTTTTCATTTACTTTTTCATTTAATTTTTCATTTTTAATGTCTTTATTTAATTTTTCATTTTTAATGTCTTTATTTATTTTTAATTTTGAATTTGGATTTTTAGCAGAAAATTTAAAAGATAATTTATAATCACTATAACTATTATCCCAATATCCTACACTAGATTCATTATCACCTGTTACCATTAATCCATTATAAGAACTTACTAAGGCGCAATTATTATTTGGTTGTCCATAATTAAATCCATTAAATCCATCTGTTGTAATATGGATTAAACTTTTTTCCTTTAATTCATCTTGGTCAAATTCTTGTATTTTTTTGTTATATTGAAAAATCTGATTGAATTCTTTATTTGTAAATTTTTTTTTAGATAAAGGATTATGGTAAGATGGTTTAAATTCAAAATATTCTTCAGCATTATTTAATCGTTTACAATCACTTTTTTCATTTATTTCTTCTTCTCTTTCTTTATTTTTAGAAACAAATTTTTCCTTTTCTTTTTCTTTAGATTTTTCAACAAAAATTTCTTTTTCTTTAGTCATTTCCACTTGTTTTTTTCTATTAATTTGAAGATCATTTACATTTGTGCGTTTGTTTTTAATATATTCAAATGATTCTGTTAATATGTTAAAATAACATTCGTATTTTTCTTTTTGTTTTTTATCGGTATATTTATCAGGATGATATTTTTTTACTTTTTTACGAAAAGATTTGGATATATCATCATATGTATCATCTTTTGTAACATCAAGTATAAAATAAGGATCGTAATTTTTATTATTTATTGTAATAAAATACATTAAAAGTAAACAGTATTTTTTTTTTATTTAATTAACTTGCAATATTTTTAATTATCCAAATTATCCAAATTATCCAAATTATCTAAATTATCTAAATTGTCTAAATTTATATTATTTTTAGTTTGATATATAAACAATATTCTTAATATTAATTTTAAATATATTTTTATTATTGAAATACATTAAATGTTTATTTATTTTTATTTAATTTTAAAAATTATTATTATTTACCTATAATAATAATGGAAGATATTTGTACATATATATTTAAAAAAGGTAAAAAAAAAGGTAAAAATTGCAAACAACTATGTCATTTCAACAATATTTTTTGCAAAAGTCATATTAACACCAACATTAAAACCGACAAGACAGTATTTCCTATTATACAAGTTTATAAAAAAATAAAAAAAGACGCCGTAGAAAATAAAAATCTTACCGTACCTACATCTGATCAAAACAAGACAATATCTCCTATTATACAAGTTTATAAAAAAATACAAGAAGACGTTATAGAAAATAAAATTCTTACCTTACCTACATCTGATCAAAACAAGACTACTATTTTTAAACATTATAATAATATGAAAAAAAGTGATCAAAATAGTACGGAATATTATAAAAATCAAATATTCGTTGATACTGCATTAAATTATCCATGGGATAAAAGATATAATATTAATGATATTATCAAAAATAAATCAATACCAGAATTCTTAGAATCTTTAAAAAATCGCTTAGATAATGAAATACACGGTATGGAAAGTGTAAAAAATGAAATTATGAATGTTGTATGTAAATTTATAACAAATCCAAATAGTAATAGAAATAATATTGCATTATATGGTCCAGCTGGAGTTGGAAAAAGTAAATTTATAAAAATATTATCTGACATATTAAAGTTACCATTGAAAACTATTTCTTTAGGTGGTGTAAGAGATTCTTCTTTTTTTTTAGGTCATGGGTATGTATATGTTGAAAGTGGACCTGGGAAAATTTTACAAAATGTAATAGATTCTAATATACAAAATCCGGTAATGTATTTTGACGAACTAGATAAAGTAAGTGAAACAGATAATGGAAAAGATATTTTTTCATTTTTATGTTATCTCACAGATCCCACTGAAAATAACCACTTTAGCGATCATTATTTCTATGGTATGAATTTTGATTTATCTAAAATTTTTTATGTTTTTACATTTAATGATATTAATAAAATAGACAAAATTCTATTAGATCGTTTAAATATTATTAAAGTAGATTGTCCTTCAGAAGATGAAATTATTACAATTGTTGAAAAACATTGTGTTCCAGAAATTATTAAAAATATAGGTATTAATAAAAAAATTACATTTGAAAGGGCGAATTTAAAATATATATTAAATTATTGCAAAAATTCCATAGATAAAATTGTTACGAGTGGAGTAAGAGAGTATTATCGTATAATAGAAAAAATTCTTTTAGAACTTAATAAAGATATCTTGTTAGATGTAGACAAATATACTAATGATATTGTTATTAATAATACGTTGTTTTCGAATCTATTTGAAAAAATAAAACATCAGATTAATTGTTATTTGCAAAATGGATTTGCAAGTCATATGTACATCTAATTGTCATCTAGAATCATCAATTGAGTATATAGTTCTTCTTCAGAATCTTGCTTATTAAAAGTTTTTTCAGAAAACTTTAATTGTACAATTTTCCAAATACTTCCAACTTTACCATTATAATACCATACCTTTACACATTCTATAATTGTTTTAAAAGTTTTTCCTTTTGATAAAATGGTGTCAATGTTGTTTTCATCAATTTTTACTTTTTCTTTATTTTCATTAAAAATAAAACTTTCAAAATTTCCATTTTTATCTCGTGCCAACTGAAGCTTCATTAACTTAGGATAAGTACTATTTTCTCTTAGAATAGGTGAATAAACAAAATTTTCATTGGTAGTTTCATTTTTTGAATTGAATAAATTTAAATTCTCCTTAACCAATTTTTCAATAATTTTATCCAACTTTTCGATACCATTTCTAAAAATAACAGACGTTTCACTTGTAGATTGATTTAAAGAACAATCAATATTATATTCTGCATAATTCGACCATTCTTTGGTTAAAGATTTCACACCAAAAGGAGTATACAAAGTAGAACTACAAATTTGAATAGGTTCTTTATTATAAAATAATTTGACAGCTCTTCCAGATTTTCCAAGCTTTAAGCTATTATCACCATCAAATGTAACGTGCTTTAAATTAATAATTGTCATAATTAAATTGATTATCACCTGTTACCAATTTAATTCAATTTTTTATTAAAAAAAATGGTATCCAAATGTGTTTTCTTTACAAATTGTAATGTAAAGCATACCTGTTTCATGATCTTTTTTTTCTTTATATATCATTGATAAAGTTAATGTAACTGGCATTAAAGTATTATTTATTAAAAGATAAATCGCTTCCGTTGATTTTATATTTGTAATCTTTTTACGTAAAATTGATAAAAATTGTGCTAATGTTATATCACCACCTACTAAAAATTTACATTTTGTTAATTTAATACTTTTATTATTATGTACTCTTACAACTATAGGAACATAGTTTAGATATTTCTGTTTTATGACTTCTATTTCATTACGTATTACACACTTCTCTTCTTCTGTAAATTCTTTTTTTGTATAATCTATTATATCCTTTTTAGCGTTTGTATTTGTATTTGTATTTGTATTTGTATTTGTATTTGTATCAGGCGAATTTAACTTAACTTTATTATATATGGATACTTCAAATGTCATATTAGTATCCATATATATTAAAGTTAATTAAAAAAATATAATAGAATTGTTATATTATATTTTTCTTTGTATATTTTGTTGTTAAATTTAAACGACTTGTTTCTTTGGGAAATGAGCAGATAAATATTTTTGTAACTTAAGATAAGTATACACTAATGGTGAATTGGCATCATTAGGATCCTTTGGTTCCATAGCTGGTCCAAATAGATCACTTAACGATGCATCTGGGATAATTTCACGTCTGTGTTCAGGATTTTGCAAATCTTTGTCCTTAATATAAGTAGTAATATATCTAGTTACATCAGTTCTCGCAATAGGTTCTGATTTATTTACTCCAAATTGTTCTAGGAATTTATATAAATGTTCAGATACAACTACTGGTGATGCAAACCCAGATGGCTTTCTTGGCTTTGCATCATCTCTAGGAATCCTTTTTTTTTTACTTCTCTTGGAAGCCTCCTTTACAGCATGTTCATGATCACGTTGCATTTTACGAAGTTCTTGGATTTCTCTCTTAATATCATTCGTAAGATCTTGTCTTGACTTGATTAAAGCTTCAAATCTCATCTTAATTGTATCAACAACTGGAACTTGATCTTCAACTACTGGAACTACTGGAACTTCAACTACTGGAACTTCAACAACTGGAACTTCAACAACTGGAACTTCAACAACTGGAACTTCAACTATTTCAGCAGAAGTCTTTGCTTTAGTAGTTTTTGTTGTTGTCGTTGTCGTTGTCTTTGTCTTTGGTACAGCTGTAGGTTTAATGATCATTTGTTTTTTTAATTTTAGTATAGGAATTAATTTAGTATTTCTTACGCACTATTTTATAATTTGAAAGGGAAATACATGTAAAATCAATTTTTTTTATATCTAAATAAAATATTCTAAAAAATTATTTTGAAAATCTTTTAAAAAAATCTTTGATTGCCACAAATATTCTTTATGAATCATATCTAAACAAATTTTATTTGGGTAATATTCATCTAATTCTTTACTATATGTATTAAATATCCTAATTAATTTTTTATACAAGTCATAATCTTGATTTTTTATTATATTTAACAATGATTCCTTCGGTAATACCATCATTAATTGTTGTAATGGAGTATGGGGATTTGTTTTCCGAATAGTGTTACCAAGGTCGTTATTATTCCATTTTAAAAGATATTGAAATAAATCACTTGAGAATGGTATTCCCTTGAATTTATAAAACCATGTCCAATTATTATGAGAATGATTATTATAATACCCTAAAATCCAATATAACCCATTTATATAATTTTTACAAGAATTATTAACATCATTTATACTATAAAAATCATAATATCTTTTTTTATAACCTTCAGTATTATATTTAATACTATCTTCTTTATAAATATAAATATCATCGTAATTATTATTGATATTAAAGATATCTTTATAAACACTTTTACAGACACTTTTATCCCCTTTATATACACTGTATACTTTGTTATAAAAATATTCTTCTGATCTAGATAATTGATAAAAAATATCTTGTAAAAACTTTAGGTCGATAGATTTTTCTAAATTATCGTTTTTTATTGCATTTATATTGATTAAATAACTTTTTTTTTTACCAAGTAAATTAATATAATATTTCAGTAAAACGGTAATACCATTCTCTTTAATCATTAATGTAGGAATATGTTCTAGAAAATCATTACCTAGTAAAAAACATAAAAATATATAATCACATATAATATTATCATCATTTTTTTCTACAAATGTTTCTCCTAATTCAAAATATAATTCATTACAGATATTTTTTTTTAATTTAAAAATATCTAAAAAAGTATATGTTTTTTCAGATTCTTTTAATTTTATATTAAAAGTGTTATCACGAATGAGTACAATTTTATCAAAGTATTTATTCATTAGACTCAACATTATCAAGTCGGCATCTAAACCATATATGCAAACTTTATTTTCTGGTTTCAATTCTGTTATATATTTCATCATTTTATGTTCTCCTTCACCACATTCGTTTGAATCTGAAATATATATATTACAAAAGTCACTAACTTCATTTTTTAATTTATCTAATGCATTTTTTATAGATTCCATAAAAAGAGTACCAGGTGTTATTTTATTGGAATCCCACTCTAATAATTCCGGTTCTTTTTCTATTTTTTCTATTTTTTCAAGTTTTTTAAAAAAATGTGTCTTGTATCTTCTTTCTCTTTGTTGATTCATTTTTGCACGAGGAGCAACTCCATCTATCATAATATAAACATTTTTTGCACCTACTATATTAATAATATATCTTGTATAAATTATGCAATTTTTTATAATTTCATCTTCTATTTTATTCCTTTCTGTATTTTTTTCCATTGTAATTTCATCTTCTCTTGTAATTTCATCTTCTCTTTTCCTTTCTGTATTTTTTATTACTTCTTGGGCACAAGGATGAATTAAAGAATTGTAATCTAGAAATAAATATCCAATATCTATTTTTGATATAGAACTTTGATCTATTGATAAATCATTGTATTTTTTATAAATATTATAAAAATAGTAAGGAATTCCCATTTTAATAATAAATAATATTATTTATTATTAAATTTTTTTTTATATAATATATTCTTGATATAGTAGTATACACTGTTTATTTTCATCAAACGAAAAACCTTGCAAATTTAATAAATTTTTATAATAATTTATATCATCTTCTTCTATTGTTTCTTCTTCTATTGTTTCTTCTTTAAATTCTCTGTCATTTTCTGTATTTGATACAATATTTTTATTATTATTATTTGTTTCTAATTCTTCTACGTCGTCTTCTACGTCGTCTTCTACGTCGTCTTCTATGTCGTCTTCTACGTCGTCTTCTATGTCGTCTTCTATGTCGTCTTCTACGTCGTCTTCTACGTCGTCTTCTACGTCGTCTTCTACGTCGTCTTCTACGTCGTCTTCTACGTCTAAAATACCATCACCATCACCATCACCATCACCATCACCATCACCATCACCATCACCATCATTACAGTTTTGATTTAAATTAATTTCATCTTCTATATTAACACCACCATTATTATTATCATATATAATTGTTTTAGATTTTTTATGTTGCATTTCTTTTATACAGCAATAAATTCTACTATGAGCAGTATCTTTTTTGAATTTAAACATTTTTTTCAAATATTGCCGACTTAATGCATCTGGTTGCATTGAACTATCTTCAACTTCATAAATTATTTCTCTCTTTTTTATTTTATATATTCTATTGATATTACAATTTATATTATAAAAATTTTTTACAGTAAGTGTATTTGTATAATTTAATTTACGTTTATTTAATGTATTTTGTAATCTTTCTTCTATTATTGTTTTATAATAATAAATTAATTCATTCCTTTTTTTATCGATCTCTTTTATTAAATATCCGTTCTTTTCAATTAACTCTAAACATTTACAAATTTTATCAATGATATTATTATTTATAGTTAAACAATTAAAAAAATACCCGTTTGCATTTTTTGTAAATTTTACATTATTTGATTTTAAAATATTTAAAATATGTATCTTTTCTTTTTTTTGCAATTTGCAAATTCTCAATATAATTTCTTTTATCTCTTTCGCTTCTCTTGTATTCATTTCAACTTCGGGGAGTTGTTGTATAAGTTCTGGGGGTTGTTGTATAAGTTCTTCAAGATTAGTTGGCAATGTATGATCATTTGCGTTTTTCATTTTTATAATAAAAAGAAAATCGTTAATAATACAGTTTTTTTTTTAATATTAATATTAATATTATACAATGTCTGGAAATATACATAACACTGATATTAAAAAGATTAAAAAAGAAGTAACTGATTTAATAAATGATTTAGATAATGGTTGTGGTGTAACAAATAAATATCATTATTTAAAAAATACATCTAAATCATTGTATGATTATATTGTAAAAGAGTATGATACACCAAGATTTAACAAAGAATTTTTTACAAATAATTTAGAAATGATGTTAAAAGGTATTGAAAAAATTCAAAAATCAAATGATATAGAAAAAACACAACACGAAGCTTCTATTTTAATAGGAGAGAAATTAGCATCACAATTTATACCTCAACTTAAAAAATAATTTTTTTAATTATATTAGGTAAAAATATTTTTTTATTATGTTTAGAGACAATAATAAAAAAATATAAATGACTCCTATAAAAATAGTTTTATTTAATTTTCAAAATTTTCAAAACATTACTTATTTAGATGAAATAAAAAATAAAATAATACAAACCGGATATCAAGTATCAAATGAAGATTTAAATGATGTAATGAAATCCGAATTTACAACTAAAGAAATATTAATTGTAACAAACTATTCGCGTTGTTTACAGTTATCTAGAAAATTACAATATAATATTTGTTATATTTTTGAATCATCGGATTTAACATTTGATTATATTAATAGTTTTATAAAATATTACGAAAGTCCTAATCATGGTATTGTACAAAAAACAATTTTTAAAAAAAAGTTAAATATTATTATTGTATTAAATTTAGAAAAATATCTCTTTGGTACACAAAGTACACAAAGAGATAAAAATAATCCACTTGTGACAATTAATAATAAACCTTTAGTGTCATGGATTGTTGAAAATATACGAGTTGATGGTAATTATTATTTTGTGACCCACATGGATCCAGAATATAACGATTACGGTTTAGAAAATTTATTATATTCTCTTGTTCCTGATTGTACAATTGTTAAATCAAAACGTCGTCAAGAAGGATCTGCTTGTTATTTATTAGAAGTAGAAAAATATATTGATAATGATTATCCAATTATTATATCATCTGATAGACAATGGTTAAAATGGGATTGTGAAAATTATCTTTTTGATTTTTTAATTAGAGACCAAGAGTCTCTTGCTCATGCTATTACTTTTTTAAGTAATGGTTCACATAAATACAATTATGTAAAGGTGGACCAAACTGGTAATATTATTAATGTTAGACAAAATGTTCCAATAAGTTGTTTTGCAACAACAGGTATTTATTTTTGGAGAAATAGTAAAAAATTATTTAAATGTATTCATAGAATGGTATCTGCAAATAAAAGAGTCAATGGAGAGTTTTGTATAGCTCCTATTTTAAATGAATTGATAGAAGATATAGGGGGTGATTATAAAAATTTAATAGATTTTTACAATAAAAAACTAATAGATATAGAAGCTAAATACATTGATAAAGATATTGAAAAATTGAATGATCAAATTCTTTCAGAAATAAGTATTGTAGAAAATGAAATGCAACAAAAACTAAAAAATACAAAGAGAATTACTAAAAAAGAATGTTTTGAATTTAAAGAATTAAATAATGCAAATGATATAAGTATATTTAAGAATTATTTAATTGAACAAAAATAAAAAAAGACAATTTAGTCTTCTATTTTAAAATCACTAGGGGATAGTTTTTTACCACCGCATTTAATTAGAGTGTCATTTGTATAATTAATAATATCATCTAATAATTTTTGATTATCTTTTAAAACAACTTTATAAAATCCTAAAATAGGTTTTGCCAATTGTTCTAAATAACAACTTCTATTATATTTTAAATTATGTTTTTTTGCATATTTTGGATCTTCTCCTAATTCTGATTTTTGTTTTTTAAGATCATCTGTTTCTATATAAATATATGGTATTCTTGATCCAACTTGAACCTCTTCTTTACGCTTTTTTAATTTTTCAGCTAATTGAACATGAACTGGTCCTGGTTGTAATTTATAAGAAGCTGCCAACATTGCTGAAACTATTAAATCATCTATTGGTATTTTGTAATTGAAAATGTCGTCGACATATTCCAGATAAACTTTTGTACTTGATATAACAGGATTTTCTGTTAGATTACATTCTTTCTTTTTATTGGTATCTTGTAAAATAGTATCTATTACCTTTTTATAACATTTCTTAACCATTAAACAATAATCTCTTCTTGTTAAAGCAATACCTTTTGCATCTACTCCTTTTAAATCAAATGGATCTTTTACATTTTCAAACTTATTTGCTATATAACGTTTTTTAGTTAATAGAATAAATGGATGAAATACTTTTTCAAATTCTAATTCGATAGGTTTTCTATTAAATATATCTTTAGTTAAGTTGTCACCACACACACTCGCTAATCTGAATGTATCTGATCTATTTTTTTCAAAATCGTCTCGATTATATTTAAATTTCAAGAACACACTATCTGTATTTTTGAGTTGTAATTTACCAACTCCTGCTCCAAAACGTCCAATATTCGTTTCTAAATCATACACGTAATCATATAGATTACCTTTATCAATGATCTTTTTTACTAATGTACTATCTTTTTTTACATTCCTAATTACATTTAAAAAATATATTTCCTGTTTTTTAGCATGATGATATATATACATATTATATCCAATTGATTTCATTAAGTAATACATACATTGAGCACCAATTTTACCTTTAACTGCAATTTTTTCACCTTCTCTGTTGTCACCTTCACAGTTGTCACCTTCACAGTTGTCACCTTCACAGTTGTCACCTTCACAGTTGTCACCTTCACAGTTGTCACCTTCACAGTTGTCACC